GTACGTTTGCGACGTGCTCACTTTCATAGGCGGCATCATTTGCGGCAACCCCCCATTGATTTAAAGACGCGGTAATTGCCTCCGCGCCCTGCGTGTCGTTCATCGCGTCGCCCGTGGCTTTCGCGGCTTGGGCGAGCAGAATTGAAGACCGTGTTACGGAATCCATAGCGGACGGCATTTTGAGCAAATCAGGCATTTTTGAGCCAACAAGCCCAAACGCTGAACCCACGTCGCCCGCAAAACGACCCATCGCAAGCCCTGTATCTGTGGCTTTTTGTTTAATGTCGCTGAGGGCTGCGCCTGTGAGGTTTGCAGCGGATTGTGTTGCAGTATCAAACTCTTGCCATGCGTTTGCAGCTTGCTTGATTGATTGCAAACCCGCATAAGCGGCAACTAGACTGCTTATTTGACCGACCAGACCGCCCATGACTTTGGTTAAACCAGCAGCCCCCGAAGAGGCTTGAGTCATGTCGTTGGTGAATGATTTGACTTTGACGGACACGCCATCAAGGTTGGTGACTGCAACTGAGCCATCAACATTGATTTTAACGTTCACGACTGCGCTATTTTGCATTTTGTTGGCGTGCCATCTCAGAGACGATACGGTTAGCGATGATTAATACATCTCTAACATTATCAGGGGTATAGGTGAGCTGTAACATATCCCATTGAGCCTTGGCTTGCTGCATATCTAAGCCAGCCAGCCCGCCCATTGGGTAATATCGCCAAGCGTTATCCACTTGGCGAAATAGGTTGTAAGCCGTTACATTATCCCAGCGCACATAGCAGACGATGGTTTCTGCCAGTTCTTGGGCTTTCAGTTCTTCAAGCAATTCCGTTGGGAGGTCTTGCTCCTCCCAATCAACTGAATCAGGAGCGAGAGCGAGATGCACCCACTGGTCGGCGATTTCCCGCAGGTTTGTATTTAACGCCGCTTGCGGCTGCTCCAATAGCCAAAAAGTAGCCTGCGATTGCCGCCTCCGTGTATTTAGGTTTACTTCCTAGAAATTGCAAAACAGGCGAAATATCAGTGACTAAGTTACCTGAAGCATCAAGCACGCCGTCAATACCGACAACAATCTCACTCAACAACTGAGTCTTAGTGCCCTCAATTGCCTCTAACTCTGCTTGCGACATCACCTTGCAATTCAGGGTAAAACTTTGATCGTCGGGAAGCGTTAATACAACACCAACGATTTCTTTTTCAGCGGCTTGTTGTTCGGGGGTTGGAAGGACAAATGACATGGTAAAACTCCTAGTATTGTGCGATATAAAATAAGGGGGTTGGATTGCCAAAAGGCAGCTTTAAATCCACTTTGTAATTTTTAATGCCATCTTTATCAGACTCGCTTAATTGGTCAAATTGCACCACTCTTGCGCCAATGCGGATGGTTTTGTCGGTTGCACCCCACTGTGCCGCGAAATTACGGGTTGTACTGGTCTCATGTTCAAGATAAGCATTAAACACAGAAATTGGGGGCTTGGTCATGGTAATGCTTAATTTAGGTTTGGCGTTGGTGATAAAAATACCGCCAATAGCACTGCTTGCCTGTGCATCATCAGGCACTTTAACTTCACAACCAAAATCTAAAGTAATTTCGCCTAAAAACACCTGATTTACCGCCAAATCCCCAAAAACTAAATGTACGCCTTGGAATGCTTGTAAAGCCGCTTTTTCAGTGACGACGGCGGGTAACGCTGTATCTGTGGGATTGGTGTATAAACCTTGCCCTGTAAAATCAATTTTTGGAACAGCTTTCGGTGCACAGGTAATTACGGAATTACCCTTAACCCCTGTGGCAGTCTTTAAAATCCCGTCCTCATTAACCTTGAGGGACAAGCTAGTCATTGCATCCGCATCGGACGTTGGTTCAAAAAATACGGCGTGCTTAACTGCCGACACTGTGGCAGTTGCCGCACTGTCATCACCCGTAATCTCATCAGCATTAATTAAAGTGCCCGTCCCGCGAATAAATAGGGTAGTCCCATCAATATCAACCAAAACACCCACGGTAGCGGCGGCAACTTTGATTATTTCGCCAACTACAAAAGTACCTGTGCCTGTGGATTTTGTGCAGACATAACCCGCCGTTTCGACGCAACTCGAAGCCTTAATGAATTTTTGCCAATCGGTTGGGTTGGGGATACCGCCGCCATCTTTACCAAAAGATTTGAGTGAAAACCCATACTTAACATCAAACATAGATGCTGTAGCAATGCTTTGACCATCGCCAAACTCTTGACTTACCACGTCTTCGGTAACGGTGGTGCTTTTTTTGGCAGTATCACCACCTGAGTTGACAATAACCGCTCGATAGCCTGTCGTTGCCAGCTCGCCCGCAGTGGTTTCCTCGGCGACCTGAACAACTTGTTTTCGCGTATATTTAATTTGTGCCATTACTGATTACTCCATAGAGTCACTTCTGGTAGGATGTAATTTTCCTGCCAAACTAAGATTTCATTCTCAAATCCGATTACCCGCCCGCCGCCATATTCCAGTTCAACGCTGGTATCACCATTGGCATCCGTGGGCGCAAAACCTAATAATTTATCCAACACCAAACTGCGTAATGCGGTCATCTTATCGCTGCTATCTGCACCAAAATCATCCTTGGCATTTTCAATGGATAAAACAATCGCGAACCCAATACTTCCAGTTTGCAGCAGCCCGTTTGCATACTGGTTTTCGCTTGTTTGCATGTGAGTTTCGAGCACATACGCCCCTGGCAAATTATCCTGATTAGTCATGACGGTCTTAAGATTAACCGCGCCCGTCACTTCTTTTAATTCACTGATTTCTTTTAATTTTGTAACAATTTGTTGGCGAATTGTGGGATTAGTAGGTAGACCAATCATGTGCATTTGCCCCCTGCGTTATCACCGCCCCGAATGAATTTGAAACCGTCACATCACCCGTACTCCCAACGTTCGCAATCAGCAAACCTGCACGCCCCGCCCCCACATCTCTAAGCCATGTTAAAACGCTGTTATAACGCTCTTTAACCTCTTCTAAATCTTTAAAAAAGCGTTCTGCCAGTAAAAAACGGGCTATATCTGCACACTTGCGAGTCAAGGGATTGAGTGCAATTGTGTCTACGCTCAAGGGTAGCGTGTAGCGGCGAATAAAATAACTATCCATTTCGCGCGTTGCGTCCCCTAAACAAGCATTAATTGCAACAATTCCCATTTCTGCACGCGCAATCTGTGCCTCAGTCCACGCGCTGCTGTCGCCTTGATTAATCAGGGTTTCCAGCAACACGGGGTCAATTGGGTCTAAATCTGGGTTGTTGCGGGGCGTTGCTGTTTTCGCAAGCTCTCTTGCTTGATAAAACAACAACATATCTTGTGCAGTGGCGTACATTAGATGACATCACGCATCAAATACCCCAAATCAGGGCAAATAATCAATTCTTTAAGGCTTTCACCTGCTACCACATTGTAACCGCCATAACCGCCCATTTTTTGGTCAGGAATGGTGACGACACGCCGCCCTAAATAAGGTACGGTATAACCAAACGTGGGCATTCCGTTAATACTGCTCGCCATTGGCTCTTGGTAATAAACCGCGCAATGACCACCCCATAAATAGCTGTAGGTAGGCGTTAAACCCTTAGCGATAAGATTCGCGCGGGAAGAGCCAATATACACATTGGTCAAATCAAAGAGCGTTTTAAAAGCCTCAATTGTTGCAAACCCCTCTGTATTTAATGAGTTAGGATTGCAAGCTCCAACAATTTTTGGGTGACGGCGCAGGACATTCCAGACATTTTTACCCATAACAATGGCGTTTGCTTGGATAAACGTAGTTTCAATGGCAGTTTTGATGTCGCCAACAGGGTCGCTATTGGTGTAATCAGTCCATTTATCCGTACCCGTCAACGACGTGCGTTGAGTGGATAAATAGTTATTAAGGTTGTACATCATTTCCGCAACTCGTCGTTCGCGATCCAATTCCACCATCGAAATGACGAATTCCGAAGCGCGTGTTAATGGGTCAACACCCCGCCCGCCCGCATCATTAATACTGGATTGCAGCACAACCGTTTGTAAAAAATAAGGATTAACGCTTGATTGCTTAAGCGTGCCTTGTTGCTCAATGTAATTAGGTTCCGAAGTGCGCCCAATCGCGCTATCAGTGATAGTCAGCGTTTGCGCTTTATCAATTTCAAAATAATCAAACAACCGCGAAGTGACCGATGGCGTGCGCCCTAAGACTAAATCTGCAATATTTGCAGGATTTTTGTATGCCAAAACAACGGGCAAACGTTCGGAATCAACAGGGAAATTATCAACTTGCCCCGCAAAAGTAGCGTCTACAGTTTGGATTTCTGACATTTTATTTCACCTTCTCAGGGTCAGGCATAACCCCAAAAACCAAGCCTGATAAACCGATTGCGGTATTAACAATTAGGTCAACATGGATTGGGCTAAAGGCATAACCCAATGCTCCAAAAAAACTAATCAACCCCAACCATGTACTGCGTTCCGTGGACAATTTTTTAAAATATTCGGACATTTTTTTGAATCCCTTAAGGCTTGATGCCATGAGTAATTACACAGCGGATTTGTTGCCCTGCAACGCCTGCATCTAATGCTTTCGCAATGATAGTGCTACCCGTTACGGCAACAACCCCATGCCCACTTGCGTCGGTCGTGAGAAAGTCACCCATAGCAACCGTGCCGCCTAAGACAAGCTCCCAAAGTTCGCACAGAGTCACATCAGCCTTACTTCCCAGTCCCGTAATTAACTGCCCTGTAATGCCAATTAATTTATCGTTGTCATCGGTTGCAAGTGTGACTTTGCCTGTGGCTGAGCCAGCTTTGACGATGCTGTAAGCAGGGATTTCAACTTCCGCGTCAAACGACTTAATGCAATCGCTATCCATTATTTACCCTCTTTTTTGAGTTGGGCGGCGGCATCAGAGTAACTCACAAAAGTACCCTGTTTCGCTTTTTCAGCAACATAATCACTGATTTGCGCCGCCTGTGCTTCAACGCTCAAATCCGTCTCATCTTGTTGCCCAGCAAACTCTTTGTGCGGACCTAACTGGACGGCTTTCGGTAGAGATTCCAAAAATCCTTTAAAATATGCAGCGGGATTCATGGTTTTTTTTCCGTCCCCCGAAGTAAATTCAAAGGTTTTTGAAGGAGGAAAAGCAGTATCCAAACAAGCCATAAACTCAGCCAAGGGGACTGCCTGCTCTTTTTTGATTTGAGCTGTTGAAACCAATTTATCCGTCAGTTGCTGTGCTCGCTGAAAAGCCAGAGCCTCATCTCTTTTGGCTAATTCTGCTTTCAGAGTTTCAACTTCCGATTCGGTGGTTTTTTTTGCATCGTTAGCGGCTTTTTCCGCCGCATCGCTTGCCATTTTTTGCGCCGCCTCTAAAGTTACTGTGGGTTGTGCGGGTGGTGGTGCTACAACTGGATCAGCCATAACTTGCTCCGTAAAATCATAATTTTTGACACTCTCGCCCTCGTTAAAATGGATAGGCTTGAGTCCTTCGACGGCGGGGGCGGCTGCCCCCAAAAAACCAACATGCCCTAATGTCAAACCGTCTTTAGTTTCGGTAATTCGCACGGAACGATTGATATAACGCCCGTCTTGCACTAATTTGTCAAATTGTGGGTCTACCTTATCGCATTGCATTAATAAGGTGTCACCCTCACGTTTAAGGTTCGCAACCCAACCGTATGCAGGGTCATTGTGCTTAGGATGTCCAATCACCAACGGCGCAGGATATTTGCCTAAGTTACTGATAATTTTGTCTAAATCGCCTTGTGTCCAATCGTGGGTATTGCCCGCCGAATCGGTTTGTTTGCCTGCTCTAAAGATTTCAATATATTGGCTTGATAGTGACATTTTTAATGTTTCGCTGCTTTTTTATAATGTAGCTAAAATCATGTATACTTAACAGTGGGTAGTTGTACATACATATCAAAAACAACAGGATAAGCTAAAATGATAGCGTTAGACTTACAACGTTTGCTCCCTCCTAAAATCAAGAGTCTTTGCAAGTTGATTGGGTACGAGGAAGCAATTAAATTAGTGGATTGTTATCCTAACAAGCGGTTGTATATTCCTTGCAAACCGACTGATAGTATTGGTTTTTTGTCTCCAACAGCACAGGATTTATTGTGCGAAAACTACGGCGGTACAGTCTTGGTTATCCCTAAATGCGCCAGTTTCAGAAACGCCAAAAGAAACCAAGAGATTCAAGACAAGCACAAAAACGGCGAAAAAATAACAAGATTGGCGCAAGAATATGCGATGTCTTACAAATGGATGTACTTAATAATCAATGAGTAACAACAACAAACACGAGCTTAAGACTAAGGCGCGAAATCTCTATGTGCATCATTACAAGACGCTATTAGAGATTGCCGAAGCTTGTGGGAAGACTGATGTCACTATTAGATTGTGGCGCAAAGCAGCAGCGGATTTG